TTTAACAAAGTTAGACAATTTATCCTAAAATACCGACACCTCAAATTTTAGCTTGGTTAAATGCGTAAACACGGCATACCTACAAGCATCCATCAAGTCATCATTTGCCTTTACAGGTTCTTCTATTACGTTATCGTTTTTATCCTTTTTCCATTTGTAAGACATAAACTCCCTTCTTAGGTTTTTGCTATTGTAGTGCAAGTTTATTGGATAAGATTTCATCTTTACTATTCCTGCCCATACATCCTTTTGCGCTGGTTTAATGTTAAACCCTTGTCGGTAAAGTTCCTCAATAGATTTAGGCTCCGCAGCATCCGCATAGATTGTGGCTCGTTCTGGTAGTTTCTCTTTAATCAATCTTGATAGGTCGCTTAAAGTCAATCCGCTTTGATAAACTATTTCCTCAAAGTAGTTTTGTCCTTCATAATGAGTAACCTTAACTAAAGCAGCTGGGTGAACGTAACCAAAGTCTAATCCATAGAATACATTCCCATCTGGTGCTTGGTCGTATTGTTTCCATTGTGTGTAAATAATTTCCTTTGCCGAACCTCGTTCACCTAAGCCGTAAACTTTCCACATAAAGTCATCTGGTAAGTCTTTGTATTGCTCAATGTTTCTTATTTGGCTTTCACTAAGGTTTGAGATATTATTTAAGTAAGTAGAATGGATGCGCTTGTTCTTTGGGTTGTCAGCTACTTCATATACCCAAGAAATAAAGTCGGCTGGATTCCAGTCTAAGAATGATTGTCCAGTTGTACGAATCAAAAGCTGGTCAAACAATGCCTTGCTAATTAGGTTTGCCTCGTTTACAAATAGTATATCCCTTGCTGGTCCTTTTGCTTTGTCAGGGTCTTCAAGTCCGAACAACTCAATGTAAGAGCCATTCTTAAAAGTATAAATGAAATCAGTATATCTAAAATCCTTTTCATCCCAAATATTCCATTGCTCCAATATGTTTTTGAAATCCCTATAAACACCACGCTTAATATGTGGTAGGGAATGAGATACGCACGAAATTCTTGTATTAGGCTTGGTTAAAGCTATGTGGATTAGTAACTGAACAACCGAATAGCTTTTACTTGACCTTGACCCACCTTCATTGCATATTATAGGATAACCTTCCTCGTATGCCTTTTTGTTGGCATAAAAGACAGGTGTAGCCTTAATCTTTAATTGGTTGACAATCTGCATCTGGTTCTATTGTGATTTGCACATTACCCTTTATGTCAGCGGTTATGTCGGTTGTTTGTTTAGGTCTGCCCTCTAATCTATCCAAAAGGATTTCATAAGCCTTTAAATCGCCCTTCCTTGCCTTTGCTATGATTTGCATATCTAACTGCTCCGCTATTGTAAACTCCTCATCTTCGCCTGTTACTGGATTGCGTACTTTAGTAACCAACTCCAATAAACGTAAAAGTCTTGTCTTGCTATTAGGAACACCTTTAGGTCTTCCGTTAGGGTTTCCGCTTACCCCTTTTGGAAATGCCTTTAAATTTTGTTCATTTGCCATACTTCGTTGATTTCTCGTTGTATTTGAGCGGTAGGGTGGTATCGCACCCCTTCTTTAGTCTGGAATGACTAACGCATTACTTTTATGCTTCTACCGCTTGTCTTGATGCCAAAGTTACTTTATTACCCTTATACATCCCAGCTGAAAGTTCATCTATTTTTGAAAATGGTAATATTGGTATTGATAAGTCTTTGATTTTTGTTTTATCTATAAAGTAAATATATTTTAATTGAAAACCATTTAATCTTTCAATTTTATGTCCTTTTGCTCTTAATTTATTCATACAATCATCAGAAACAGTCCAACCTTTTACTAAACTTTTATCCCATAATATTTTGCCGTGTACTATTTCACCATTAAAATCAAAAACTTGTCCACTTATTGCAATACCAACTAAATTAAATCCACTTGCCCTATATATTGTACCATCCCCACATTGTGTACCATCTGCAAAACTTATTATCCATTTTATTTGTGGTGCATTTTTCTTTATTAGTTTTATGCTAATTGCTATGCATCTGCTTTCACTATATTTTGGTAAATAATCATCAAATGCCATTCTATTAAGTTCAATAAATTCATTCCATCCTGTACCTTTTACTAAGTTAATTGTACCTTTTTTATTAATACTTGGTCCATAAGACATAACTCCGTGCAATTTACCATCTAAAAAGCATCCAAAGTGTAAAGTACTATTAGGAACTACCTTGCCAGAATAATGGTTTAATTTAACAAACTCATTAGCAACCTTACTTGGTATTACCTTGACTAAGATTTCTTTTGCTCTGCCCATTGCATTATTATTAAGTATAAAGCGTTACCATTTGAATTTTCGTTACCCATTGTTTCAACGTATTTGTATTCCTCTGTACTTTTAATTTCCTCAATGGCATTTTTTAATTGTGTAGCCTGTTCATCTGCTAAAGTAAATGTCATTTGCTGGAAAGGTGATTTGTCACCATCTGGCAAAGTAAAACCTTCGCCTAAATCATCTACATTGCTAAAGCCTATAATGTCTAATCCCCACTCCTCTAATTCTTCGGTTTCCCAATTATTAGCAAGGTCGCTCCAATCCCACTCGCCATATCCTACATTGTCCTTTACTATAAACTCTTTCTTTTGTTCTTCGGTTAGTTCTTTAGCTTGTTTTACAGGTACATCTGTAAGTCCAGCTTCAATACAAGCCTTTAAACGCATATTGCCACCTAAAACAATATTATTTTCATCTATAACAATTGGTCTAAGTTCAAGCATTTGTGGGAAGTCTTGAATTGACTTAACCAGCTTTTTAAACTTGTCATCCTTAATAATTCTTGGATTGTTAGGATTAGGCTTGATTTCGTTGATGTTCATTATCGGTTTTTTGTTGGTGTTCGTATTGATGGCATTTGTATAATTGGCTTCTTTTTGATTTGCTCAAAGCCTACAAAATTGCCACACTTATTGCACTTAAACTGAATCGTAGTTAGCTCATTTTCCCAAGCATATCCTTCAACTATTGACTTGCACTTACATGTGTATATTCTTTTACTTAAAGTGTTTTTCATTATTTGCCTTGTTTACGATATGGTTTAACTGGCTTATCCTTTGGACCAGATGTCTTTTTATACTTGCCACACTTTCTTTTGCCAAATGATTGTTTGCCCTTACTGTCTAATTTTGCCATTATAGTTGTTTATTAGGTCTGCCATAAAATCAAATCTTTGTTCTTGTGTTTCGCCAAATACATAGTGGGTTGTACCATCAATCTCAAAAACATAGCAAGGATAACCTGCTATTTCTTGCTCTTTGCACGTTTCAAATATGTTTGATTCTAAGGTCATTTATATTTTTCTATTATTTCCTCTAATTCGCTTCTTTGCCATTTCTTAATTGTTCTTTGGTTTTCCTCTAACCAATCTACCATTTCTTGACCTATTTTATTAATTAGGTTTTTACGATACCCAATTAAATGAAACTCATCAAATCCATTGCAACGCTTACATTCCCCTGAACAATTATATTCGTTAAATCTTAAAAAACTACTATTTTTAACAGGTACAAAATGACCGCAATCCATTAAATCAGTTGTTAAAGTCTTTCCGCAACTAATACAAGTAAAGTATCCATCTTGACTATCCCTTTCCCTAATTGCTTTGTTAAACACCTTTTGTGCTTTAGCAGTTAATTTTGGTATTGTATCTGTTTTTGTAGTTGCCATTTCTTATTGGTGTATCTATTGCTTTTTTATGCTCCCATCCTCTTTGAATCCTTGCTCTAATTGACATTTGATTAATATCTGGTATATTTTTTAGCCTCATAATATCCATAAAAGCATATTCTTTTCCATCATAGTTTACCTTAAAAGTAATTTCTCTATTATTAATGTTTTCTTGATTAGTTACAAATCTACAATTATTTGGTTGATAATTACCATTATTGTCTATTCTATCTATTCTTAAATTAGGACTATATCCATTATTTAATGCCCATTCTTTAAATGCTATAAAACTATTTTTCCATTCATCACATACGTTTATGTTTCTTTCTAAATATCTATTAGCATTTATATATGATTTTAGATAGCATCTTTCCTTCATTGACCTCCAACATCTATATAATGGCTTATGTGATAAATTATGTTTTTCTGATAAGCATCCACAAGTCTTTATTCTACCTCTTACTAAATGCAAAAGCCTAATAACCTTCTCATTACCACATTCACACTTGCATAATATTGCTCTATTCTTTTGACCTGAAGGTAATATCAATCTTTCTGCTTCATTTATAACAGTTAGCTTACCAAATTTATCTCCTTTGTTTATTTGTAATTTTGACATTGCATTACTTTTATGCAAATATACAATTACTTTTTCAATCTAACAACACAAAGTCTATCGTTATGCTTGTATCTTTTCTTGTTAATTGGGTTCATATAGGTCATTATGGTTTTATAGTCAGTACCTAAAAACCTTATCGCCTTTGCAATTGATCTAAACCATATCTCCTCTTTTGTATCTAAGTAAATCAATCTTACTTCAATGTTGTTGTCTATCCCTGTCATTTGTTAATCAGTTTATAAAATAGTTGTTTCAATAGTTCCCAAGCCACAATGATTAGAATTACTTTGAACATAGTTGCTTAATTTGACTTAATACAATAGCCGTTACATAAAGCAAAGAAGCTAATGGAACGCTAATCAGCGTAAACTTTAATAGTTCGTAAATAAATGTAAGTTGTTTCATAGGTTAATTGTTTTGGTTTGGATAGTGTCTTACTTTTTGGTAATTAGATGGTGTTCCAAAACTTTTAGTTATGCCATTGCATCTATCGCATTTATAATCTGCACTCATATTATATCTAAAATATAATTTGTATTTATGACCAAAAATTATACATAACATTTTAATTGGTGTTGTCATATTGTTTGATTTAAAAAACCACCCCAAGTTCCCGTAATTACTATTTTGTTTAAAATATTTAATTCTTGGAGTGGCTATAATTGGTTTTGTAAAAATAAGTACAAAGTATATCTTTTGCACTCATTTTTGATAAATATTTCATTATTTAATTTCTCTAAGTCTTTTGGTGTTTTAGCCGTTACCTTGTAATGTGCTATTATCTTTTTCTTTATTTGATCTGCTTTCTCTGGACTTAGATTCTCCCTGTTTAATTCCTTTCGTTTCCATAGTACATCAAAAGCCATCGTATTTAGCAACTCCCAGCCTCTTTTAGCAGACTTATCCCAATTTTCGTACAATGCCTCAATTATTTCATCATCTTGGATTTTAGGTATCTCTACTGGTTGCGGTTCTACATAGGTCTTTTGTCTTACTTGCAAAGCTATGGGCTTATAAGCTGCCATCACATCCCCAAAGAATTTAGGGGTAAACATTATTGCTTTGTCAACTGATAATTTACCCATTGCGTAAAGTTCAAAAGCTACTCCAAGTTCCTTTAGTTTAAAGTTGCCATAGTTTTTAATTACAAATTCGCATAAAAACTGAAACAACTCAATTGTAGGTGTTTGACATCCGCTTAAAGCAATACAGGTCTTTAGATGCTCTTTAACCTCAATCGGTGAGCATCTGCTAACACTCATAGTTTCTAAAGCAACTGCAACCTTTAATTCATCTGGTTCAAGTTTAGTGTAAATTTCTAAGGGCATCCCATTCTCTCTCACTAAAACTTGGTTTGTGATTGTTGCTAATTCCTGTTGCATTTGTTTCGTTTTTAAGTGCAAAAAAACCTTTCCAGCCTTTTGCTAATGATTGTTCAATTATTTGTAGTGCAATTTGTTCATCTCCATTTGATAGTTTTACCAAGTCTTTTAAAGCTGCTTGTTCGCTTTGTGGTGTAGCGTATGTAAACTTAAATTGTTTTCTTTTAAATTCCTTCCACATTTCCCAATAATTTAAAAATTCTTCGCTTTCAAATGGCATTATTACCATTACCTTAACCTTATCCTTAACCATTACCTTATCCATAACCATATCCTTGTCCCCTTGCAAGGGGCTTGTATGGGGCTTATAGTTATCAATTTGTTCTTTATACCTTTCTAAATTTTTGATTATTCCAGTATGCGCTTTGTTGTTTTCACTTAAACCGCTTGGATATTGAAACTCAATAAAACTTGGAATAAACCATTTAGTATTATTTTCTAATGGTATTATCTTATCCCCAAAATATTCTAATGCTTTTTGTTCATCTAACTTTTCGCCAATCCTTATTTGAGCAACTTCTATATCAACTTGCCATATACCAGAATGGTCGCAGTCATCACAAACATATAACCAAAGCAGCTTATAAGGGGCTTTTAAAGACCTAATAAAAGGCTTTTTCCATTTTTCTGTATCAGTAAATCTTTTAGCCATTGTGTTGAGTATTATATTTTGGTCTAATATTTTTAATTAATTCAATTTCATAATTTATATAATCTTCAGTTTCTTTAAAATAGAAAAATATATGATTGTAAATTTTTAATAAATGCCTTTTTACTTCGTGTCTTTCCCTTCTTTGATTTAAATTAATAGAACTTCCAACATATAATATGTTTGGATTAATTTCTAATCTTTCATAATCAATTAGATTTTCAAAATAGACCAACAAATAAACTCCAGCTTTTTTGGGAACAGATGAATAATTAGTACCATAAGTATTAGGAGTTTTCCAATCAATCTCTTTAATACTTAAATTTTCATTTTTAAATAAATAAACTTCCATAAAATAAAATAGCCCGCAGATTTGCTGGTAGTACGAGTACCAACGCCTCCTTGGGCAAAAAGTTTTTAATTAGAATCTCGTACATTCTATTGCAAATATAATCAATTAACCGAATATTGTGCTATTTGCTTCTTATTTTTTAGCTTAACAATGGTAGTTTTAATGTTCATTCCATCGTTTCTAAGGTCAGCAATTCGTGCTGCTAATCTAAAGCATCCGAACTTGTTTAAAGCATCAATAGGGGTTAACTTTCTACCTTTATTTAGGTAGTTTGCGATTTGTGTTGTTTGGCTCATAGTTGTAGGTTTTATTAGTTTATAATATTAAAATTATGTCCAAAATAAGGTTTATCTGAATCTTCACCAAATCCAAGTGTTTCAAGTAAATCTTCAATTTGTGTATTTGACATATAATGGACTTTAGATAAATGTTGAAAAATTAATGCAATAGCATCTTCTCTTGTTATATCAGTTGTAGATTTCCATCCCATAGTTGTAGGTTTTAAATTAATACTTTTTTTATTTCATTAGGTTTAATTATTTCTAATTCTTGTCTATCAAATACATCATAACATATTAAATACTTTGTAACTGATATTACACTAAATAATTCATCTCTACCATAATAACCATCAGATGTTCCAACATATTTAGTTATTTTTTCTTGACAAAGTATCTTGTCTAATATCGTACATTCAATGTCTATTGGTTTATCATCTCTACACA